ACCAAAGAAACTTGCCATCAATGCGTATACGACCTTGAGTCATACTTGCACATCTTCCATACCAGCAGTACGCAACCTAACTATGTGTCCTAGTTGCCACTGCTTTGTATCTAAGCCTTTCATGATGCCAAGATATTTGTTGCGTAATAGTGCAACTTCGTTAATTATTGTTTCAAAGTCAATAACTTCATCTTCACCATCAACATACTTTTCTGCATCACGACTGCTCAATGCACGAGCATACCCTTCTAAGTACTTTTGAAAATGTTTACGTCTTATTTTACGTAACTTTATGTTTAGAAAATTAAGTACTGCTTCAATTTCTTGTAGTTGATTGAAACGGTGCTCTGTAAGTCCAGGTAATGCTTTTATATTTTTTTCAACAAGTCCGCCAACTCTGCATTCGCTCTTGGCTATTTCTAACTCATGTTCATAATGAGTTATAAAGCCGGGAATCTCTGCAAGATTATTTGTTACTTTGCTATACCACATTGAGATTAATATTCATCGTAGTTAAATTCACCGTCTTCGTCGTACTGGTCAAGTAATTCATCACGTTCGTCTTCTTCTAAATCATCTTCTTCATGCTCTCCAAGATAGTCACCAACTGCTAATTTTATGGCTCCGTCAAACTTAAATGCATCTCTTATTTCTTCAGCACTAAACTGTCCTATCAATGCTTCAACAACATGATTTGCAGCTTCTTTTACATCTCCTGTATCGTGCATAAACTGACGTGTTTCTTTCCAAACCAATGCGGCTATTTCTAATGACAATTCTGTCTCCTGTTTTATTGTGTGGTGTACTTATAATATACTTGTTAATTCTTTATACGTGTGTTTATAATCTTGTTTTCTTATTTTATCTGTTATACTTAAATAATCAATCATGTTTGCAGTATCTGTTGATATTGTTGTGTTGTTCATTAGACTTACAATTGGTTCAATTACTTTAATAAATTTGTCATCATCTATATTCAATAACTTATTTGTTATATATTTTTTTTGTTCTTTGCTAAACAAACCAATGTTCAACTGTTTTGGATTTATGATTGGATTAAAACTAATAGGAAGATTATAATCCTTACACCACTTATACAACTCGTATGTATCTAAAATGTTCAATGTACTAATTGTACTAAACACATTTAGTGTCAAATTAGTACCAGTGGTATTTTTATATCTTGTAATTGTATCAGTTACTTTTTCCCAACTTTCTCCGTATCTCTCATATTCAAACTTATCACCTGTGTTATCAATACTAAAACTTAGTTCAACTTGTTTAAAATGTTTCCACAGTTGTATAAGTTTTGTTGCATATTGTGTACCATTTGTATTATAGTGTATTGTTATTGATTTGCTTTTTTGTTTATCTATAAAGTATTGTAACATGGTTCCGTGGGTTTTGTCAAGTAATGGTTCGCCGCCTGAAAACGTTAAGTATAACAAATCACTACCAATTTCTTCAAGATCTCTCCAAACTTTTGAACCGCTGACGTCAGTCCACTCATTCTTAATAAGTGATCTTGATGACCACCGCGGATAGGATTTTTTATTTTGAGAGACTTCATTTGCCCATTTGCTACTAAAGGCAGGTTCACATATTCGACAACTTAGATTACATGTTTTGTTAATTTTTATATCTAAACTCATCAAGTTATTACTTCTAGTATCATTATAATCTATATCAAAAATCTTATCTCTATACACATAAGCATCATTTAGTCTCTTACTCATTACATTGTTCTTTTCGTTATGCCAACAGTTAGTACAACCCTTAGGTTTGTTGCCATCTAAGAACTCTTGCCTAAGTTCAGTATAATCTATTTCCTTTACTGATACCGTTTTAACATTTGGAAATTCATCTGGTTTATAAACACAACAAGGCGATATATTTCCCTGTTGCCCAATTTCTAAGTTTATCCACGGAGTAATACATATTGACTCTGGAATACTAAAGTTCGTAGGATCAAGCACAGTGTCATTGCCATACTTTTCAATATGCACAAAACAATCATCAATATCAAGGTGTTTTATTATACGTTTTAGATAATTATAAAACGGTTTAGTATCAATAGTAGGCACTGAATCCACAAATACTATGCGTTGGTTTGGTTCATAGTATTTGCGTTTTTGTTTTACAAGTTCACGGTACAGTTGATTTATAGGTTGTTCTAGAAAATATTTTACTTTTTGTATATATAAAATATCATACTGTGCTAACTTGTCATTCAGTTGGTTGCTCATGCAATTCTTCTACTACTATTTCTTCTTCAGGAATACTTAGCACTTCTTCAATTTTATTGAAGTCTAGCATAACTTTGTCTAAACAACCATCTTCGTTGCGTTCCCAAGCCTTACGAAACTGTAGTATTTCTTGTTTATCACTTGTTAAGAAACGTAGCCTGTTACCTTGCTTTGTTAACAATCCAGTTGCTTCTGCTAGATCAACCAATCCACTATATGGGTTCATGCCAGTTTCATATGGAATCTTTACTTGCACTGATTCAAATGGTTTTGCGTATCTAGTTTTCATAACCTTACAAGCGGCACGTATACCTTTTACCTGTGATATCTTGTTGCCATCTTCATCTTCTTTAAGTTTAAGTTTACGCATTGCAACAACAATACTTGATGCATAGATAAAGCCTTGTCCGCCTGATATCTTATCATCTGGATCAAACATATCTTGTGATGCATACGTATGATTTGTACATACCATTCCAACGTTGTAACTACCAAACATGTTTACTGTGTTTCTAACAAGAGCAGTTAGTGCTTTTGGCTTTCTACCTAAGTCACCTTTCATGTCACCTGCTTCAAATTGATTAACATCTGTTGGTGTTAGCATCATACCTAGACTATCAATTACAAACAGTACCTTAGGACGTTCTCCATCTGGTAATGCTTTGTAGTCTTTCATAAACGTGCTAACTGTTTTTGCAACGTCGTCAATCATACTCATTGCAAGTTTAAGCAACTTGTCATCGCCAGTATCAACACCTAGTGCTTGTAACCACGCTTCATCTAATGCATTTTCTGTATCAATAAGCACAACAAAGATGCCTTGCTCTTGTGCATGTTTAACAATGTTACCTGCGGCAAAATAACTTTTGCCTGCGCCAGATTCACCAGCAAACACTGTAACTTTACCTAGTGGACAACCTTTGTGGAAGTCTCCACTAATTAAATAGTTCAATGCATAGTTGCCTGTACTAATCCAGTCTGTTGGATCGTTAAAGCCAATTGACAATCCGTCAATGCTTTTTGTAATGTCCTTGCGGAACTTGCTTACGTCAAATGGTTTTGCCATATATAATCTCCAATAAGTTTGTGTTCTTCGGTTGTAGGATGTTTATTGTGTCCGACAAATTCATCAATAAACTTGCCGTCAAATCTTAACCAGTGTTTATATTCAACACTATCAAGTAACTCAATTATATCATCTTTTATATAATCTAAGCCGTCTAATTGATGCATTGGGTCTGCGATTGCTGTAATAGTATACGGGATTTTTCTTTCTCTCAAACTATAAAGTAGTAATTTCAGTTTTAGCACATGCTCGCGTAGTATAGATAAAAAACTTCTATAATTATAAAGTTGATCAACTAATTTTTTTTCTTTACCTTGCAAACGCTGTTCAAAATTTAAGCCTCCAGATATAAGCCATTTTCGTGCACCAGGAATTATTATCTTGTTATGTTCTAATAAATTTACCATTGCATTGCACATAATACCTTCATGATTCGTTTCTATATCCATTCTCCACAATGTGGGTAGCATTATTACACAATGATCAAATTCTAACTTTTGTGCATACATATATGCTTCTGTACAAATTCCATTCCACCCTATGCCAGCTTGTGCAACCAGATATGATGTCTGATAATTTTTACTATAGTGTATGCTCCATGGTACAGCATCCTGCCACTGTGGATCTGTAAAGCTGCATCCTACCAATAAGTGTTTTGTCATATCCATATAAGTATATTACTATATATTATCTGTATTGTCAAACTGTTTTAGACTTTTTAGGTAATTTTTACTAAAATAATGATCATAATTGTGTTCTATGGTATCTTGCTCTAATAGATACAAATCATGCCAGTCATGAGGCGTAAGTTTACTAAACTTTCCAATCATGGTCATTAACTCTACTAATCGTTCAACAGGATTGGTTATACTGTCAAACCTATAATCAAATAAGTTGGTATACAATCTAAACCCGTAATATTTTTCTAGGTGTGCATGCCAGTCTGGTTGTGCATACGCCAAAAACAATCCCTTAGTAACAACACTGTACAAAAACTTTTCTGTTACAAACGGATGATAACTATCAGCCATTGTCTCACTTACAATATGTAGGAAACTTTGTGCCAATTGATTTTCAAAAGTACGAATGTTGTTGAGATATTCATAAGAAACATTCCCAAAACTGTAAATATGTTGCGAAAATTTATCTGTCAAATCAAAAAACTTGTTGTAAAATTCTGTATTTTTTACATAAGCCTGGATATGTCCATCAACTTCATCGCCAGTGTTTGTAAAATTTTTACTGCAATAATCATTTTTAAAGTAACCAAATTTATTCAATGCAGATACTAGTAGTTGTCTGCCTACATGATTGGCTCCATTAAAGCTGCATACAAAATTATTATAATCTCGTGTAGGATGTATAGTATAGTTTGTGAACCAACAAAAATTCATTTGAGATTGCAATTCAGCTGAAAATTTTATACAGAGATTAGGATAGTTTTCGTGAACCCGTTTATCATAAATTTGATGCGTAATAATTGTATGTTGCTGGTTTTTTAACTTTTCATATAAAAAATTATTCTTAAAATTTTTATCATAACCGCCATGATGATCATGCAATATAAATGTTTTTGGAAGATCCTGAGGATCAAATGTCCACTTAGAATCGTTAGGACGCAATATAAACAATTCTTCGTGCATTATCTATTTTTCCTTGAAAAGTGAGGGCAAGGAGAAAGGAAAAAACCTTGCCCTCCGTTGCCGTTAAGATGAAGACTGTCTGCTACGAATCATAGCAAGTATATCTTCGGCTTTTTGTCCACTACCAGCTGGGGAAGCCGGTGTTTGGACTGGTGCAGTTGGAGTTGCACCCATCTCTTCAGGTGTAGCAACCGGAGCAGGAGCCGTTTCTGCTACCGGAGTTGGTGCCGGAGCACTAACTTCTACAGGTGTTGCCGTTGCTGATGCAGCCGCCGCCATTACTGGAGCTGGTGCTGATCCTTCAGGCTTTTGCATTCCTGCTGGACGAAAGTATGATCCCCAACGATCAACATCATATGCTTGACCATCTACGGATGCTTCAAACATTTCTTTCATCACTTTTAGTTCTTCTTCACCTGGACGTTTAGGTAGGAAGTCACCTAAATTATATAAACCTTGTGAGTCAATAGCAGTGGCTTCTGCTTCAGTTAATGCAGTTTCTTTTCTTGACCACTTTGATGTACTGTAATCAGCATAACCACCTTTAGAAGTTTTGCTTACTCTAAAGTCTAAACCTCTTGCATAATCTGTAGGTAGTTCCTCTAATTCAGGATCCATCAATGCACTTTTAATAATTTGAAAAATCTGCGGACCAATGATGAAACGTCTGATTGCTTTATCTGATTTGTCATCTGTGATTGGATTCTCTCTTACAAATCCTTGCATTACATAACTACGTTTCTTCCAGTACTTACGACCCATATCTTCTAAACTTTTGTCTTTGAACCACGGACGTACTTCAGTTAGGATTGGACAAGTATCTCCCCACATTTCAACACAAGGAACCTGTACTTGAACACTCTTGCTGTCCATCTGTCCTTTGATACCATTGAATGGGAGTTTGATCA